CCGCAGAATCTGTAAATGTAATATCATCTAAGATTGATGCGTTACTTATATTGTTTATACCTCTTCCTACGTATGCCATAATTTTATATTACCATTATTTAGGGTATTTGTCCTTTGTTACTTTAATTGTTGCTTTCCAACCATCAATTCCATTGTGATAGATGTCGTCTAATTGGTCTTGCCATGATGGATATTCGTGTGCTCTTTTATTTTGATATGCTTTAGGATTTGTCCAAGCATTAACGTCTGTCCAATTAATAGCAACTTCATTGCCATTATTATCAGTTGCAACAATAGTTTCTTGAGTATCTCCATTAATTATTTTAACGTTAGTATGAATTGTTCTAATTGCTTTATGTAAATCTGCCATTATGCTAATACCTCTATAACTGTTATTGTTGATGTTCCTGTTGCACAATAAGTTGCGTCATCGTATGAACCATCTCTGTTGCAGTAAATCGTTCCACCATCTGAAAATATTTGAAGTTTATAAGTTGTTGCAGATGTTGAACTTGGACTATCTAAAAATGATCCAGCTTTACTTCTTGTGGTATTAGCTGCGTTTGAATAAGCTGAAGTTTGTCCAGTTAATGCTCTTTGTCTATTACCAGCCGCATCTCCAATACTAATAGCAGTTGAGTCTCTTAATAATCTTGTAAGCATAGAATTTCCTGTTGCACTATGACCAATTTCTATATTCCATAAAACTAAAATTTTAGAATCTGATGCTGATGGTGTTATTGCAGCTGATAAATCTGTGACATCTGCAAAAGAACTATCTCCAGTAACACTAAATGTATCTGTTTTAGTAGTAGAAATAACTTGTCCAATTTTTCCACCACCAGCTTCAGCCCAAGTATTATCTCCAGCTAAAAAAACTGAACTACTGGCTGTGCCTGTTCCTAATCTTGCTGTTGGTACAGTTCCACTTCCAAGATTTGTTGCATTTAAAGCAGTTAAACTTGTACCACTAATTGCTGGTAAAGCACCTGTTAATTTTGAAGAAGATAAACCTGTAATTTTAGCATCGGTAATCGAACCTGCTAACTGAGCGTTAGTTATTCCTGTTCCTAGTCCAGCAACAGTTGCTGGTAAAGTTACAGTTTTTGTAGATATATCAACAGCCGCTGGTAATTTTGCTACCGTAACATTTAAATCTTTAACTTTTGCTGTTTCAACAGCATCAGTTGCTAGTTTAGCGGCAGTAACCAGTCCATCTTCTAATTGAGAAGAAGTTAAAGGTGCCGCTGTAGGCTTAGTTCCAATGTATCCCATATGTTAATATCCTTATGTGCTAATTGCATCAACCGCACTTACCCAAACATCACATGAAGAGGCATCTGAACTTTGAACTTTTAATACATCTAAAGCTTGAACAACGAATTTTGCGCCGCCGTCTAAAACCTGTAAAGAACCGCCCGTTGGAATGGGTGCGTCCTTTACTAAATAGATATTATTAGATCCGTCATAGATGTAACAATCTACAGTGATGGCTGTGGAAAGTATATTCGATAAAGAAATACCGACAATAGCGTCATAGGTATCAGCAGTATAAACTGTTGTTGCCCCTGTGCCTACTGCGTTAGAGGTATATCTTCGAAAATTTTGAGCCATATTTTTCTCCTTATAAAGCGATGGCTACAGCCAACGCAAATCCTTTTGTAGCTAAGCCAGGATCACTAGCATCGCCAAAAACTATGTCACCAGAATTATCTTTCATTAAAGCTTTTTCTGATGGTAAAGAAACAAAAACTATTTTTGTTCCGGCCGTAAAATCAGTTTTGGAACCACTATTGCTACTACCAATTACGGTATCTCTTGATAGTGTAGTAGTAGAATTAGTATAAACACCAACTCCTACTTCCCATTCAGCCGGATAATCTTCTCCGACAATAGTATAGTAAGTGGTATTGGTATTACCAACCCCAGCATTAAAAGTTATGAAACCCGTAGCTGCGCCAGCTAGTACAAAATCAATTGTACCAGATGTTGTCGAGGTTTCTTTTACTCGATCATCGGTTTTAAAAGCCATTTAATCTCCTACGCTACTCTAATAATAGAGGTACTTGCACCAGATGCCGGGAACTGAATTGTAAATGTCCCACTAGTGGAAATCTGGTCTGTACTAAAATCTAAAACACAAACTGCTTTGTCACCTTCATCGTCATTATAAATCAATGCATAACGCGCATTAATTGAAGCGCTCGTGAAAGATAAGTCATCAAAGTAAATTATTGCAGTTGTACCATCAGTAGATACTGCCTGGTTAGCTAAAGTTCCACCACCAGCGGCATAACTTCCACTGTTGGGTACTTCATTACCTGTAGTATAGATTGTAGTTCCTGCAACATTTCCTGCATATGAACTTGTATACAAAGCTAATTTAAATGCGTCTCCTCCTCCTCCGGTTTCAAAGTCGTGAATACCTTGAAGGAGTTCTGATTTAAAACTAGTCATTACCGTATTTGCCATTTTTTATCTCCTTAATATAATTATGGACTAGGTGGAACAGATCTTAGTTTTTGTCTAATTTCTCCGTCCACATATTCGTCTCTTCTTCTTCTACCTTGTTGTTCGATACCTAATCCTCTTAAGGATTGAGCGTAACGACCTTCATAGGTTCCTAGCATGTCTTTATCTTTTAAAAAAGAGTATGCTTCGACAAGACAAGCATACAAGAGCGTATTCGGAGCATTCATGCTTAAATACGTAGTTGTGTTAGATGAATCTAGTTTAGTTCCATCTGTTGTGTTAGGTCTTTTAACATAAGCGCACTCAACATTCAAGGCTACGTCTGGTGTTGGACCCAATAACAATTGGGTTTCATTCCAATAGGCATAAAATAGAGGTGTACCTGTAGCCGTTCTATTAGCCGTATACTCATCGATAAAAGAGACATCTTTTTGCATCAAAGTACTTCGAGCCCCTGTGCTAGAACTATATGTTTCTAGCCATCTAATCAATAAAATACCTGTTGGAAGGGTTAAAAATTCATTTCCTACTGTTAATGTAGAGTAATCATTTCTTCTGAAAACATCTAAATCAACATCTGTCATGATCCTAAATTCAGCATCTTGTATAAACCCATTTACAATAATTGATGTAAATACAGTACTATCTACCTCTGTATAATCTCTAATTTTTGTAACTAATTCATCGTATGTCATGGTGTAATAGTAACAGGTCCAGCTGAAACTGGAAATCCGCCTCCTTCAATTCCTCCGACTGTAGCATTAGTTCCTTGATCAATAGTAAAATAATTATCAGGATCCTCTATTAATGTAACTGTAGCCGCTGCTAAATGAGCTGCTTTAGTTGTACCATAAGCTCCTCTAGTTACAACATTTGGATTAATAGCGGTTGCCTCCGGGCTTACTTGTCCTAATGAATCATCAGATGCTATAGTTGTATATCTTATAATCTCAGTGTCAATTAAAATTGCCTGATGTAAAAAATCATTTGTTGTAACAGCTGAAAAACTTGTTGAACTGGTTAATTTAATTCCGGTAGTCTGACTATTATCAATAGCATCAACTAATGTAGTTGTTGTTACTGGAAATGTTTTACCTACACTAATATCATGGCCAGCTGAATCACAGATAGTAGAACCAGCAATTCCATCAACATCTTTACAATTTAAAAATTTATTTGTTATTGAAGAAACTTGAGGGGTTCCTCTAAATCTAACAGTAGTAGCATCATTTCTTCTATGAAAAGGTGAATGAATAAATATAACTCCATCTCCTGCTGCAAATGTTTGAAAAGGATTTTCAGGAAGCATCACTGGAACTTTAGGTGTAGATCTAGATTCTGGTCTAGGGTTTTCTAACCCAATTCCATCTGGACCAATAACTGCTAATTCCAATTGTGGTTGTTTAGATTCATATTCTGTATAATGTACCCACATTCCATTCCATTCTTTAACCATTTCACGATAAGGAAATCTTAAACCACTTCTATCTGAAATTGCTATAGCATGTTTTCCTGAGGCAAATTTTGGCATAATTAACTAACTGCTGGATAATAAGCTTTTGGTGTTATATAAGAACTTGAAGGTGATCCATCTTCAGTTAAAGCTCTTCCTAATTCATCTTCGTAATATAATTTTAATGCTTGTGTTCTATCCGGTGCAATTTTTTGACTTAAAAAAAAAGCTAAACCTGAAGTCATAGCTGGTAAAAATCTATATGGAGCATCTGGATTATTTTTATAGATTCCAGAATCTTGAATTCTTTTAATATAATAAAAATTTAAATATTTATTTGTACTTGAACTTGGAGCTAAATAAATTGTAATGTCTGTATATTCTCTGAATCTTTGAATGAAATATTGAGAAGGAGTTCCTTTAGAATCTTTATTAGCTAATGCTTGATAAGTAGACCTATCAATTTTACTCATTGATACATCTGTAGGAGTAGTTAAAGCACTTCTATATACTACTTCTAAAATATCTGTAGCATTATATAAAAAATCTGCACCATCCCCTATTTTAGCAGGATTAGTGGTTACACTATTTCTAGCTGTAGCATCTTTATATATTCTATAAACGTTTTGACCTTCATTTAGTTTAATACTTTCGTTAGCTACTTCCCAAAAATGCAAACCTCTATTGCCCCATTCAGACAATAGAATATTTAATGAACGTCTAGCGCTCTTAATATCGTATCCTGAACGACCTTGACCACCACATCGTTCAAATGCATCTTCAATTAATTCTTCAATCGATAAATCAAAATCGACTGTATTAGACGTCGCCATGTTTGACCCCCTACTGCCAGATTACTTGAACAGAAGCAGTTGCTCCAATTGCACCAGCTGCTGCAGTAAATGCAATATACATTCCATCATTACATTTAATTCCAGTTGCTGCAATATATTCTTGATACATATCTCCAGCACCTGTTCCACCTGTAAATTGATATACTAAAGTTCCCGAAGCGCTAGAACCGTCATAAATTTTAACCTGACAATTTGCTGCACCGGGATTTATTGTAACACCTTTAAGCATTACAATTTTATCTGGGTAAGTTGAACCACCTGTTACTGTAGCTAATCTAGCACTAGCTTCTGTGTAGAATTGTTTTACTGGCGTTGTCATTCCGCTATAACTCATATTTTTCTCCTAAATTGTGAGCTCCCGAAGGAGCTCACATTATTTTAATTATTACGAATTATTGATATTTTGAATATATTCAACTGTTAATTCGCCTCTGCCAGCACTACCTGCTGAACAATCAACGTAAAGTGTAACATCAGATGTTCCGATATCACCTAGAATTGCTCCGCCTCCTGTTGCTTTAGTTCCATCCACCATAATGTCCAAGACAACATCTGTTGCTGTTCCCACAGCCGCAGCCGAAATAATTTCAGTTGCTGTTATACTTGTTCCAAGTGTTAGATTTCCTGCATCAGGAGCAGTATTAATAGTCAACGTTATTCCTGTAATTTGACTATTTGCTGGAATAATCATTCCAGTACTTACTGCTGTTGTGGATTGAGTCCATCCTGCGGTTTGTGCCATTACAACAAAACCAACATTAGCACTCGCTCCTTCTCTTACTGATCCGGCTTTAACTGGTCCGGAAAATGTAGTTGTACCCATGTTATTCTCCTAATTTATATGATGTAGTCGTTAGGCCGTCGATTATACTCGTCTACATCAAATTAATAATTGTATAATAGTTGAGATATACCCCTTTTTTAAAAAGAGTGCAAGGGATCCTTAGGATAAATGCGTGATTTTGGATAGCTCTTAAGTGGCTACCTGTTGCCACTCTAACTCCAAGGACCTCTTTGTAGTGTATAGGTCTTGTGTCATCTATAACCTCCTCATAGGTTATTCTTCGGGTATGATCAAACATTCCCGTTGATTCCCATTTTACACTCTTTTCTCCTAGTTTGTCAAGGATAGATTTTTCAATGGAAAGGGCATTATCCTCCGCTAAAATTTCAAATTTAGCGTGATAATCGTATGCCCAGATATTTATGAGGAATTTTTTCATCTAACTTTCTTTATATAATTTCTTTATAACATAAAAAAAGGGGCAGTCAAGCCGCCCCTTTTAATTTTTTTTTAAGTGTTATTATGCACCTGCGTTGCCGTATACGCCACGCCAGTCAGACCAGCCGAAGCTGTATCTTTCTCTTGCTTTGTATCTAACATTGCCAGTATCGAAGTCGCCTTCCATAGCTGTTTTTAATGGTGCTCTAACAAAGTGCTTCATTCCATTTGGAACATCAGTTTTAATAAACCAAGCATCTGTATCAGCTAAGTAATGATTAACCACAAAACCTTGTGGAACCATTCCCATGCTTTTAAGTGCATTGATATCGTTATCAGCTGTACCAGTTCTACCTTGAGATTTCATTATTCTCTCAGCAGTAAATTGCAATTCTTTAGGGATGAGCATTTTCATTCCTTGAGCTGCAATTTTTAATCCTCTTTCATCTTGTAAAGAAGCGATATCAATTAAAGCTTGCTCTAAAGATGTTTCAGATAAATCTGCATTTGTAGTCGGTATATTTGTCTGATTACCGTTAAGTGTAGGATGAGCGCTACCGCATAATGATTCACCGTCACCTCCGTCATAGCCGGAAGTTGCGAATGCATTGTTAAGTACTGCTGCACCTTTCACTTGTTTTGATGTTGCCATTGAACGTGCTAAAGCTTTTGTATATCTAGAAGAGATTCTGTCGTAGAGATTATCTTCAACAGCTTCTTCTGTCAATGCGAATGCTAATGCTACTGTTTCGTGAGTGTATCTAGCAGTGTATGTTTCCTGTGCATCGTCGTATTGAACGCCGCTACCTTCAGGTTTAACATCTGCTGTACCGAAACCAGATAACATTACTTCTTCTTCAAAAGCTCTATCAGATGATTCAGTGTCGAATATCTGACTTGCTTCGTTTTCATAACGTTTGTACTCCAGGCCAAATAGTGCATTTAAACCTGGTTCTAGTTCTTTAACTAGCTGTGCTCGTGATATTGCCATGTTTCTATGCTCCTATACCCCAACCACAAATGCTTGGTATTTGTTGTTAGAAACAACAATAACGTTTGCATATGCTGCGTTGAAGTCTTGGTTATCAGGGTCTTCTGCTGAACGTAGAAGTCTCCATTGTTTAGCAGTTGTCGCCATATTTGAAGTAAAATCCAAAGTAGCGGAAGATCTGCCATTAACGGATTCTGCTGACGCTGTAGTGTCGATAACCTGTCCATAAATTGCTTGGACAGTGTTAGCTGTAGCACTAACTGCTGCATCTAAAGCCGCCTGATATTCCTGGAATGGGTTGTCGTTAACAAAAGCTACAATGTTTTCACTATTTGCTGGTGTAGTTGAAGCTACATAACTGTTGCTCCAAGTTGGTTTTAAAGTAGTAGACGCGTTGAAAAAACAACCGTTGAATACGCCGATTATTAAAGTCGTCGAATCCCCCGCTGCGCCTTCTACCCAACCACCAGTTCCACTACTTGCATTAACAATTAGTGTTACCGGTTCACCATTATAAATAGCTGTTCCATGAGCTGTCTTAATCCAATACTTTGACTGACCTGAAGTAGCTGGAGTGTTTCCAAGCGTATTTACAGGTTTTAAGCCATAGCCACTAGATTGTCTATTTGCCATAGTTTTACCTATTCCAATGTGTTCACATTTTTACATGTAAACGGGTTAATTTAAATTCGGGAATTTTAAAAAAGAATTATTCTTTTTTGCCACCACCGAAACTATACGTAGTACGCCTTTGAGTGCTCATTGGCATACTTGGATGTTGATCCTTCAGAGGCTCGTTATCAACAGCTTCCTGTTTGTCCTTCGTGAGCTTATTAAAATGAGCGTCACGTTGCTTCGCGAGTTCTTCTGGTATTCTAGCCAACACTAGACCACCTACTCCGATGTAACCTTTATATCTACCTGCTTCAACTGCGGGGAAGTTAGAATCAGGATAAGAGTCAGCTCTTACGAGTTCCCAACCCTGCCTTAACTTGGCCGTGATGTTTTTTGTATCATCTTGGCCCATCGTTTCATAACGAATCCAACGTTGTCGATAGCCGTTTGGACATTTAGGTGCATCTAAGTGAGATGAATTCACCCAAACTTTTGGTCTTTCAGATTCTGACCTAGCTTGGTGAGCAAGAGGAGTTTTTTTGTCTTCTTTTGTCATGCTATACCTCCTTCATGGTTAATTGTTTCGCATAATCTTCGAGTGGCACGTTTAGCTTTTTAGCTATTGCTACCTGTGAAGCCGTGAGTTTCACAGTTCTGCGGCCTGGTTTTATACTTCTTTGAGCTGATTGGTCCGCCGAAGCAACGATCTGAGTCGATCTGGCCGTATTTACACTACCACCTATAGCAAACTTATGAGGGAAGTCAACTTTTATTCTTTTATTTATTTCCTCATAATATTCGTCTGATTTAGGGTCGAAGCCTTCTTTTTCCACAAGATCTTTATGAATCTCAAAAGCAGTGAACGTCATGGCTCTATCTTTACCAAACCATTCATTCTTTTCTGCCCAAGATTCAGCTTGCGGATCAGGTGTTCCCCGTGCCGCTTGTTGTCTTGGAAGTTGTGAAGGTGTTTCCCTATATCTAAGATAATCCTGCTCCTCAGGGGTCTTAGGTTTTAGATCTGCACGATATTTTTCAGCAGCTGAAAGTCTAGCTTCTTCTATAGATAATGCAGCGATTTTCTTATTTGCTAAAACTTGTTTAGCAGCATCACCAGTTTCTATAGCTTGGCCTAATTCTTCTTGTGCTGATTTTAATTGTTCAGATACTTTATCTGAGAAAGCTTTGTCATATTTCTCTTCGGTAGTTCTAAACTTGTCGTGAATAACTTCAATTTCACGTTTAGCACCTTGAGCATAATCAAGCGCAGCTTTTTCTCTACGCTCAGCTTCTCTCATTTTTCGAGTTAGTTTACTGATTCTTTTTTGAACTGTATCACTATACTCTTCTAGTTGTGTATCTTCCTTTTTCTCTGGTTCTTGTTCCGTTGTTACTGGTTCTTCTTTTACTTCTTCTACTTTTATTGGTTCTTCTGTCGGTTCTATTTTAACTTCTTCCTTAGGTGCTTCTGGTTGTACCGGTTCTTCTGGTAATTCAACCTCGGCTCCTGGGCCAGTCGTATCAAGAGGAACACTCTTGTCTTCTTTTTTATCTATAGCTTCTGATTTATCGTCAGGCATAGTTTTTTCCTCCTATGTTAAAACTCATGGACAATGTCCTCTGGGTCTTTTATGGTTGCGATGATTTCATCATCGTTTAGTAATCTTACTTCTCCGCCTTCTATTTTAAACCTAGATCCTGCATATCTAGCGAAGATTACCCAATCGCCTTTTTTGCACCATGGACCTCTAGGAAATTTCTCATTATCTTTATAACAATCAGGACCCATTGCTATTATGTTTCCACATACTGTAGCAAGTTGCTGTCTTTCTACTTGTTCATCTGAATATAAAATTCCACCTTTAGTTTTTTTCTTCCCTTTAAAGGGAAGTACTAAAATTCTCCAACCAGTTGGTACTGGAAGTTTTGAAGATTCTTCTGTGTATTTATCTAATAATGCTGATTTATTTTTTGGTGTGTCTGTCTTTGATGTCGATGACGTTACCTGTGTGTTTTTCATATTGCTCCTTTTTTTCAAGCAGGTTGGATATTTCCTGTAAAATAGCTTCGTTCGCGTTTATTTGTCCTAACATATACTTGTAAGAGTCAAAATTGTCAACCCCTGCACCCGAAGTAAGTGCCAATGAGATTGCAGATAAAGTATTTTTAATTTCTCTTTTTAATTTTAATAATTCTTCCACTATGCTCTTTTTGCCGCCATTGCTTTAAAAGTTTTAGCTAAATTATATCTTTTAGAGTCTGGTGGGCATGTTTTACTTCCAAACTTCTTGCCCGTGCAAGGTTTGTCAGTTCTCATGTTTTTAGTTGCTTTCTGGATCCATTTATCATCACTACCTGATTTAAGTCCTACTCTACCACCATGACGATAATTTGCTATCGGACTTCTTCCTTTAATCTCTATACCTGGCATTATGAACCTACTTTATTCATAGCTGTTTTATGTGCTTTTGTAAAACTAGTTCCTTTTTTAATTTCTTTTTTCATAACATTCATATGTTTATCTGAATGATGTTTAGCGTGTGTTTCCATTTTATCTGGAACAGGAATTCCACCGCTAGGATATAAATCCTTGTTTGAAGAAAAATACTTTTTTACACCACCAGGAAACATCTTTTTATCCTGGTATCCCATTAGGATTTATCCATAGTAGACACAGCAGAATAAGCTCTTTTACCCGCAGCTTTTTCCATACCTTTAGACTCATCTCTTCGAGCCGTAAAGCTTTGAGATTTTTTACCATCTCTTGCGCCTAATGATTCATCCAGCCTTGCATTGTAACCTTGAGATTTTCCACCAGTAGATTTTTTATCTCTACTTCCATATGGAAATCTAACATCACTTCTTACGCCATTTTGTCTCATTTTTTAACTCCGTTTTCTTTTTTGGTTCTTTTTTTTCCTTGGGTTTTTTTCTAGAAGTAGTGACAACTCCTCTTTCTGGTTTATAAAATCCCGGCATTTTTTTCCTCCGTTAATTAATCTGTCCAACCGCCGTCAGGTCTTACTTGACCACCGTCAGAATAACCAACTCTTCCACCAGTAGATTTTTTCTCTCTACTCTTTTTACTACCATGCTTCATACCAAATCTTCGGCCTGGAGCACCTACACCCGCTGCTACACCCATTGGATTAGCACCTACAGGAAGATTAGCACCTACAGGAAGATTAGCACTACTCTTCCGCCTGAAGCCAACTTTTTCTTTTTAGTTACAGCACTTGTTTTGCCACCTAACATTTTAGTTTTACCTGCATAGTCAGTTTTTTTATATTCTTTACTATCAGTTATTTTCTTAAGCTCTTTTTGTGTCTTAAGTCCTGAATGTGGGTGTTGTGCACTTTTAGCTACATCTGCCATTATTTTTTACCTCCGTTATTTCTAAATATTTGTGTTCCCTTTATACCAAATATGCTGCCAACTACAAGTATCCATAATGTCGAAAACCATGTAGGAAGCTGTTGAAAATGCTCAAAAAAGATCTTAATCTTCTCGAGAGCCGCCGGATCGTCACTGAAAACACCCCAGGCAAGCACGATTATGGGCGCCGAAATTATCACCAAAACGAATTCGTCCTTGTAATCATTTTGACGGGCCTCCAAAAGTTTGCCCTGGTAAGATTCTTCTCCGCTGGCCATCTTCTGCGCATGCATAAGACGAGCATCAGACATAGCCATCTTTGTCTCTTGACGTTTTTTATATATATGTGATCCCGCTTGTAAAGCGATTTTAGCTAGACCGAACCAAGCCATAAGTTAATACCACTTAACTTTTGACTTTTTATCAGCAAGCATTCTACGTTGACCACCAACTTTATTTACAGTTGGTATCTCTTCAGGAATTTTAACCTCAACACCGCCTTTAAGCAAATTGTCTTTATTCAAGAACTGCTTTTGGTTAACTCCTTTGTAGAAAGGTTCTTTGTCTTTTGCCATTTATCCTCCTAAGATTTTGGACCTTTTAAAGTATTAACATCTTTAGCTTTCATTCTAGCAATAATACGTTTATTTTCGTCTGCCATTTCTTGTTTAGTTAAAGATGTATCAGCTCTCATTATAGCTAATTCTTCGTTTTGATCAAGCTTCTCGTCTTCAATACCTTCTCTAGATAGTAATTTAGCTTGTTCTACTGCTTTTCTTTGCTCTAATTCTTCTTGTTTTCTAACAGTATCCATAGCTTTAAGATCAACTTCTCTTGATTTTAATTTAAGTAATGGATCATGATCAAATTGAGAAGTAATTTTCTTTTCTTCCTTCATGAAGTCTTCACTGATTTCAGCAATCAATACAGCTTTTCTAGATTCTATTTTCTGAGTAAGTTCTTGAATCTGTGGTTGTAGTTGTTGTTGCTGTTCCGGACTTTGTTGAGACATTTGTTGTAACTGAGTTAACGTCTGCATTTCTTTTGGAAACTCCTGTGTAATATGTTCTTGAGCCATTAAAGAAATATGCTCTAAAATATTTTTTTCAATTGAAGCCATGATGATAGGATTATTCCTTACCATGTTCAATGCCATAAAATGTAAGTGCGCAGTAACATGCGCTCTATGATCTTGGCCTGAATATGCCTGAAAAGGTTTCTGGCCTAAAGCATCAATGTGCTCTAACGCCGGATCTTTAGGCATTGGTGGTTGCGGTGGAGGTAAGACCCTATCAACATCTTTAACTCCTAAAGCCACATACATCGATCTAAAACATTCGTATAAGTTGTGCATTTTTGGGTTTGACATAGCTAACTGTAATTCAGTTTGAGCTATACTTATTCGTTGTGTTTGTGAGAATATATTTGGATCTGCAACAGGAAGTATATCTATCCTATCATCAAAATCGGCTGCTTTGATAGTTCTCTGCGCACCTACAACATCATAAGGATATTCAGGTGGTAGAGAAGTCGAAAAAATCTTTGCAAGTAATTTAAACTCTTCTTTAAGAGCAGAATACAATCTTTTATGTATTGCACTCATAACTCTAGAGCCTCTTTCTAATAAAGCTACAGTTGTTCCAACTGCAGCGTTTTGGTTTCCATCGCCTACTTGATTATCAGCAATGGACGCGAATCTTTGACCTGCCTGTACTACTGTGTTCAATAACGTCATAAGAACTGTAGAAGGTTCTTTATACGGCAGATTCATAAATGAATCTTTTAAAGTTCCACCAGGAGCGTCTACATCTCTCCATTCTCCCGGTTGTAGCGGAGAAGCATCATCTCTTATTCTAATACCTCTCATTTTAAATCCAGCTGGTAAATTCGATAATGTTCCAGCGTCTAATAATTGGCGGAGAGCGACCGTTGCGGTACGACTCAATCCGCCAATCATATGTATTAATCCGAAACCATAAAATCCTAGTCCAGGCAGAAATTTGAAATGGACGAAATATTGGATTTTCTTTTTGGTTGGATCGTTGGGCGCAAAGTTCCTTCTAATAGAAAGAACTGTACGGCTACCTGCGTCAATAGTTACGACATAAGGTAGTTTGATATCTGTAGGTTCTCCTGTTTGTGGATTAACGTCTTCGAAGCCCTCTAGATTCAAATTTATATGACACTCATACAGAGTGTAAATATCTTCTGGTTTAGTTTTTCTTTGACCATCTAATTCTTTTTCTTTTTGCTTTAATGGATCCTCAAAATACATAGGTGCAGATAATTCTACATCTCTATAAAAACCTGCATATTGTTGTTTTTTAATTTCATTACCGGATACTTTTAAAACATGAATAACACATTCAGCATCTTCTACGTTTGTTGCTGAATAAGGAACTAATAAATCGTCTGCTTGAACAAACTTAGAAACAGGTTTCAGTTTTACTGAATCATAATAAACTTTTTTAAATGTAGAACCAGCCAGTGGTAAATAAAATAACATTCTATCAAAATCTTCATCATAGCCTTCCATTTGATTCATCAACATATAATTCATGTAATTTTTAACTCTTTGAGATTGTTGATCCTTTTGTGGTGTAGCCATACCCATAATTTGAGTTCTAACCGGACCTGATGCTGGTAATAATTCTTTATAAGCTAATGCTTGAAACTGTGTAACTGCTTCTGCTAAAACTGGGTGGGTTGCACCTGAAGCTCCTTGAAAAGGTTGAGTTCTACTTTCATATTTAAATCCTAATAAATCTAATCCTTGAGTATAAGTATTCTCCCATTCTTTTCTAGACATTTTATAGTCCATGTGTTTTTCATAAAGATCCGAGGCTAACGGGCCTAAAACATTGTCGGGTAATAAATCTGCTAAATTTGCAAAGTGATCGTTTGGATCTTGAGGGGCAACTTGATTTGGATCAAAATTAACTTCAGCTCCTCCATCTGCTAATTCTGTAATCGCTGGTTGAGTTGGATCTGTAGGAGGTTGATCGATTGGAACTTCTACGCCGGCCGCAGCATCATCCTTGTCAATATCCAAACCTGGAATATTGGGTAATGCCTTTTCCATAGGCGAAAATTTTTTATCCTCTGGGGTATCTACCATTTTTTAATCCACTAGTTTTTATAACAGGTTTTTTTCCATAAGGCAATCCCTGAGGAACTGGTCCTCTTAAAGGCGGAATTGTCTTTGTTAGTCTTTTAGGTTTTATCATTTTATTCGTCAAAAATACGTCCTTCATCTCTTGCTATATCTACTTCACTTTGATATCTCATTTCAGCATCAATAACTTGTTCTTCACCTTTAGTTAAACTTTTTCTCGTTGTCTTAGTAGCAACATTTTCCATTGCAGTTGTTCCACCTAAAACCTCATCAATGTCATTTCTAAGTATACCATCAAAATCTACATTTCCATCCGGATCAACATGAACAGGTTCTGCGTCATCTACTCTAAATTCCCCTTTATAAAAATGTTTTTCAGCAGCATCCCCTTCCCATCTAGGAGATTCATAAGTAACTTGGAACTCTTGACCATAATCATTTTTACCTGTGATATAATAATCATCATTAACTCTCTCTATATGGAATCCTGGTAAAAAATCATCAGTACCTTTAAAAGTCCACATGCCTTTTCCTTCATATGTCATTTTTTTATTAATCTCCTCTATAAATTTAGGAAACCATAGTGGCATTTCAGTTGAAGTATTCTTTAACATCTTTATTGGAACAGTTTTTAAATCTTTAGCTAGTTTCATACCTTTAAATAAATTATCTATTCCTAAAGCTTTAAGAGTTGCAACAATTCCTCCAGTCGCTAATAATGTATTAAACTGTCTTCTAGACATACCTTTATCAGTAAGAGCTTTTTCAATAACTTTATTTACATTTTTATCTTTACTAACAGAGGTAAGAAGTTTTTTAAGTGTTTTATATTTCTGAGCAGCTGCAACATAACCAAATGGTAATGTAATATCTAATCCCAATTCAATATTCTTTCCGGCAATCTCTGGCCATTTAGACATTCCTCTATCCTGCATAGCTTGCTCTTGAGATTCTATTAAAGAATTTAACCCAGTTTTATCTGCAAATGCTCCTGGCATTAAGTCATGAAAAGCTTCAGTAAAAAAACCTTGTCCTTCTAATTTTTTTGGGGAGGCTTCATCAACTAACCAGCTTTCGTTCAATCCAGCAGTGAATCTTTCTTTTTGTAAAGAAGTAATATCCTTACTCTTAACTGTGTTTGCCCCTTCTAATTTTTTTTGAGGGTCTGCATCCACAAGTTTAAATGCAGGTTGAGTTACAAGTTTGCCTAAAAGTTCAATTGATACAAATGGAAGTTTAGCAGATATTTCTGCAACGGTCATTCCAGCTCTTATCATTCTTGCTGCATAGTAAGGCCAGTTAGTAACATTAGCTACATCTAATACTTTTCCTGGAATGCTTTTTTCTGTATTCCAGTTTTGCTCTAATTCAAAAACTTGGCTTCTAATAGATTCTAAGATTTGTTCATCAGACATTTTTTTCTCTGGTTCAGAACCATCTTCAAATCCAACACGACCACCTGTTGCCAGTGCTTGATTGAACTTATCTTTAGAATATCCCCTAGTTATATTATCCATTGGCATTGGAACGTCTACGCCCAAAATATTTTCAACTGGTTTAATTGGAATTCTTTTAAACTTTTCAAGAACTGTATCTAATCTAGGGTCATTATCATCCCAAGAATCAACCATTCTTTTTGTTTCAATAAGTTGATCTTTTAATCTTTTTATTTTTTCAGGTGATTTTCCAATTCCTTGTCCTCTTGTAGCAATAGCTAAACTCGCTCCAGTTGGATCTCCAACAAGTGAGCTTATAGTTTTATCCCATAGATCAGGTTTACCTTGAGATATATTATCGATTCTTTGTAAAAGAACATCTAGTGATGTATTTTTTATTTCTCGTAATGCAGCTCGTTTACCAAATTTAGCATGTCCTTTATAAAATCTGTCTTCGTCTTTTTTAGAACCAAAAGTTTTCCAAGTTCCTTCATCACTTGCTACATGAATTAAATCTTCAATTATTCGTGGTAAGTTTGCATAAGTTTCTCCTAACATTTTCCATGATGTTGCACCACCGGGCTCTAATCCCATTTCTTCTGCTTCAGCTAAAGGAATTAAATCTAAAGGGGTAGCAGCAACTCCTCCAAGTTTTAAAACTTTCCCTACTACACCTGCAACTGCTTTTATTGGAACTTTTAAGTCAGAAGCTATCATTCTTATCATATCGTCAATTGGAACCCCTGAATTAAGTCTAGTGTTTAATTTTATTTTTTGCTTTTTATCTAGATTTAATCTTTCAGCCATCTGATCTACAATTGCTGGGTTCTTTTTAATAGCTGCTTTAAATTTATTAACAGCTTCTTTTTTTGCAATAGCCAGACCTTTCTTAGGAGTTATTTCACTTGCGCTTATACCCATTCCTTCTACTCTTGCGCCTATCTCTTTTAATTTTCTTATAGCTTCAGCTTTTTTAATTTTTCCTTTTTCAAAATCTCTTAAAATATTATCCGCTTTAGAGTTAAATTGGTTTATTAGAAGCTGAAAATTTTTAGTTGGTTTGTTTCTCATCAAGTTTTGGTGGTGCATCTGTAAAGCATTAAGTTTACTAAGAATAGAAGATTTGGTACCTGCATGCATAGTAAAGAAATTATATATTTCATTATATGTTGGAACTCTTGAATATTGAGAAAAATATTTTCCTAACAAAGTCTTTGGTTTTTGATATTTAAACTTGTCCGCTTCCCTAAAATATGTGAGAAATCTTTCCATATCCGGATGTACCCATTTCCCCTTTTTTTGAGCAGTAATTATGGTTCCTTTTTTAGCCCCTGGTTTTGAAAGATCATAATCAACATGAGTCCATAAAGTATTAGCTTTAACATCTCTAACCCCTACAAACTTTCTTTTGGCCCCGTCCATCTCATACACCTCTATAAAAGTTCTATCTTTTAAAGGAATCTTTAATGCCGCTTGTTGTTTAGCGGCTTCTTTCATATAGTTAAGTAATCGATTCCCACTTTTCGAAGGATACCATCCTTCTCTTTTAGCCCATTGATCTGTTCTTCTTGGAAGACCCTGCATTGCCTTTATTATTCTGGATCTTATAGTACGAGATTCAATTTCCGAAAATTCTTTTAAAGTATAAGGCAAACCTGTTGCGGGATTAATAGGTTTTTTTAAAGCCAGCAATCTTCTAGTTTCTTTATTTACCTTGGAAGCCAATCCCTCATGTGTCCAATTTTTAGGCTCATATTTATAAGCCATTGTTGCTTTCATTCTATTTTTAGCTTCTTGTGATGCTTCAGCCCAAGTTTTATAACCTTCTCCTTTTAAAAGAGTTTTATATTTTTTGGTCATTTCTTTCTCAGTAAGACCTCTGCCAGATTCTAGTTTCCTTTTTTCTAAAGCCGCATCCATATCTGGCTTACTATCAAACCATTCGTGTAAACTATCTCTACCACTATTTTTAGGATAAAAATCTAAATATTTATGTTTACCTATGTTTGGTCCTTGTTTAACTATTCCTGCATAACCAAAACCTTCTCTCTGCAATCCACCATGAGCATTCGGTCTTCTAAATGTTTCATCCCACTCTTCTAAAGTTTCACCAGGTTTTAAAAAGGAATCAGGGGACTGTTCTAGATCAGGGGTGTTCAGGTTATTCCAAAGATGTCTTGGAAGTTCTGCTAACTTAAACTTATCACCAAGAGGTTTTAATGGTGAAGTGACATTATCGCTTGTCTCTAAATTTCCAGTTGATGGGTTAAATATATATCTCATTATTGGGCCAATAGCACATTTATCCTATTTGTTAAACTTCTCTGCATTTGTTTTCTTTGAATTTGGTTGTAACTTGAATAAATACCTTGTCCTTCAACAACCATTCTAAGTCTTTGAAGTAAATCATCAAGATTTCCTTGTCCAAAAGATGTTATTCCTTGAACACCTGTTTGATCTTGTTTTAACATTCTCATAATTTCTTCCATGTCGTCAGAATCTTCATCAAAATCTGGATCCATTAAACCCATTTCACCAGAACCATAGCCATAACCTACACGTCCGCCTTTAGTTAAATTAGCTCGAATCCATATCGGTTGAAATTCTTTCCAAGAACCTTTAAAAGTTCCTTTTTCTTTTTCTTTTAAGTAATCTTTCCATGCTTCACGAACTTCTTCAGCAATAGCCGTTCCCGGATCACTTCCACTATTATAACCCACACGTCCGCCTTGTGCAAAATCTGGATCCTCAGGAATGTCTCTTTCAAAAATATGATCTTCTGTATCTTTTATAATTTGATCCCGATCTGTTTTTGATAAACCTTTATATCGACCTTCACTTTTTAACATCTTATTTGCTTCTTTCATCGCTTCAATCGGTTCGAAAGTTTTTATATATTCAATATGATCGGTAATGCTGTAAGTTACTTTTCCAGTTTGTTTATTCAAAGATAAATCAGCTTTAAAGTTATCATAGCCACTTTCAGGAACATCTTGCGCTGCCTTTAAAATTTTTGCTATTTCTTTTCTTCTTACTTCAATCGCTTTTACTCTACTATAATTCTCTCCTGCTTCAGAAAGTTTATTGGCTTCCGCAAGTAATTTTGTGTCTTCTACTACTAATGCATTTAAAGCGTCATCATCATATTTAGAAAGATCAA